CTTTCTATCGTCTGTCATAGTACGAGGAGTAGGATTAATCAAATTAGATTTCATGCTCCTCAATGCTTTTTTGTAATCGTCCATAGCAAACGCTGCTTGTTGTGGAGATTCTTTGAACTGCCATACATAGTATCTTGTTTTAGCAGTTATAACATTCGTGTATTGTTCTGGGAATACAACTGTATCTCCATGAGCTGAAAGCTTTGTAGGCTTTTCAAACGCATAGAAATGTACGTTGTAAACTTTATCAGGTATTGGACTTAAGCCAAACTTCCTGCCATCTGGTGATTTAATAACTCTGCAAGGCTCACCATAAGCCTGTGAATCTGCATCGTCTGAATTTTCACTGTCTCTATAATATCGTTTCCAGTCAGCTAAGTTTAAAAACTGTAGTCCTCTAGAAACAAAAGGAGCTGATTCACCACTCACGTTAATAGTGGTTAAATAAAAATCATCCCAGTCTATCGAACCATAATCATCTTGAACACTTGAGCTACTAGCTTTTAACTCGTACCACCTAGTACCAGCTACTGTAGCTACTGTCACGTTTCCATAGAATGGGTCAGTTGCACCACTTTCTCCTACTGCAAAAAATGGTAACTGTGGTTCTTCATTTGCAATATCAAATAAAGATTTATTAATAGCATCCTTAGTAAACTGCTGAAGTCCTACAGCACTTGAAAAGTTTGCAGACGTAAGAGGTATCTCATTGAGTTCTCTTAGTACTTCGTTAGTTAAGTCTAAGTATGTTGTTGCCATTATTTTTTGCCTTTAGCTTTTTTCTGTGCAGTTTTGCTTAAATCTTTAAAGTGAAAAAGTCGTACACTTGTTTTAGTATGAGATTTATTTGTATGTAACTGTCCATTAGGCATTTTATGCATACTACCTTTATGTTCAGTACCATCTCGTTTATAATGTTTTACACCTTTAGCCATGATTAGTTAGGCATACATTTAGGCATACCATCATACTTAGGTTGAGAACCTTCCATAGTCATACCACCTGTACCATACATAGCTCTACCACCTGTGCCTTTTCTTTTTCTCATGCTATAGCTACCATATCTTTTTCGTTCACGTCTAGCTTCAGAATTACCCATATCGCCTTTGTAATCGCCTTGCTTTAAACCACTTTCCATTTTCATTTTCATTTCTTTCATTTTAATTCCTTTTAAAAAGTGGAGGAGTCCGGAAACCCCTCCGTTAGACTGTTTCGTCAATATCTTAAAACTGTATGTTAACCCGCTTGAGTTGTTGTAATACCGTCTTGGACTTTACATTGTCCATCAAGATACCAGTTAGTGCCATCAGACCATACATGAACAAAATCGCCATGCACTGCCTTGTTAGCTACAAATGAGATTGTATCTGCATCTGTAACAGTTGCTACACTTCCTGCTGCATCTTCTGGAGAAGATACGTTACCCACAATGATATTAGCACTAGATGCTGTAACTACGGTATGTGTACCAGTAGGTTCTGTTGCTCCAATGTAAAACCAGTACTCTAAACCTGCTGCTGGAGTAGGTAGAGTTTGAATCTTAGCTGCTGCTACATTTAAAACGTAACGTGTGCCTGATTCTGCTGCTGTAATAGTATTTGCTGCAGTAATTGACTCTGTGTCTGAAGGTTTTTGGACCTTAGTCGCTAACTCACGAACATCATTTGTTCTTGCTGAGTTTCGACCAGTGTCTCTTATGTTTACTATTGCCATATTATTTACCTCTTGTAAAATTTATGCGTTAAAAAAAAGGAGGAGTCCGAAGACTCCCCCAAGTTGACATTAGTCAATTCCGTAGAAAGCACCTACGATTGCTTCGTCTCTAAGTACTTTCGCACCATAGACATGCAATCCTCTTACAATATCACCGAAAGAACTAGGGTCTCTAAGGACCTCAGTTGATGTTATTGATTGAGCAGTAGCTGTAGATGAAATATGTCCAGCCAAACATTTACCAGCAGCATTAGATGTTGCAGCAATGTTGTTTGATTTGTACATGTTAAATCCACGTAGTTTTCCACTTGATACTAAACCATTTCTGATTGAGCCTTGTCCTGCGTTGTAGTCTACAGACAACAATTTAGAACTAGATTGTCCTAGAACTTCATAGAAATCAGGACTTGCAACAAACCAACGACCTTCTTCAGGTACGTTCTGTTCGTCTAATAGTCTTGACATTCTACCCATAAGGTCTAGAGGGTCATGTTCGTTAGAATCAAAACCTATATCTATATTACCTGTACCGTCAAAAGTTCCAGCAGCTAAATCAGTAGCGTTGTCAGAACCTAAAACATGGTTAGGTGATGAAGCAGACAATCCTGCAAACATAACAGCTAAGATAGCAGCATCATATGAATCTTTTAATGCATATGCAGCAGAGCTTGAAGCTACTTCTTTGAAGTTGACGTGTGACATTTTAGTCTCAATATCATCTACGATGAATTTGAAAGCTTTAGCACTATCAACAACCAAAGTAAGTTCTTGGTCTGTTAGTTTTGTAGCAGTAGTATCGCTACCTCTTGTGTAATCTGACACAGAGATAACGGGTTCTTTGATGATCTTTACAGAGTCTCCGAAAGCAGTAATTTCACCAGCATAGTCGGTGTTAGTAATAGCTTCAATAACAGACGATTTTCTAAAAAAGTTTAAAACCTTTTTAGAGTAAACCGAAGGTAAAAAGAAACTATTAGTTTGTCCACTTACGGAGTTTGCAAAGTTAGCATCGGTATCAGTTGAGGGTTCAAAAAATTGAGCCATTTGATATTCTCCTAAATTTGTAAGTTAATAGTTAATTATTTTGCAATCCTGCCTTGTTGCATAGCTTCACTTATCTCAGCTTCGTGCTTGTCAAATTCAGCCATAGACATTTTTGCAATTTCCCTTTCAGTCCAAACTTTTGTTTGCTGTGGTTCTACACTAGTTGTTTTAGTGGAAACCATATCAGCAGCCGATTTATTGGACTGTTTAGAACGTGACTTCTTCGGTGCAACATCCATACCAATATCTTTCTTGAACAAATCTAAAGCTCTTGAAGCTAGATCAGCATCGTCAGCATTGTTGTATACCCAATCTTGGATAGACTTTGGCTGCTCTTTAGCCCAACCATGAAAATCATCGCTGTTGCGAATATCTTCAAAATCAGGATGCTTATCCATCAATCGCTTTTCAGCATCTTTACGAATTAGTTCTTGCTCACGAGTTTGTAGTTTTTCTAGCTTCTCTCTTAAGTCTTTAGATTTCTCTTCGGACTGTAAATGAGAAACAGTTTCTACAACTTCATAAACATCAGGATACTCTTCTCTAAACTTTTCAAGTTCTTCTGGAGATTTAGGAGCTACGTAACTAGGTCTGTTTTCAGCAGCCTGTTCTAATAACTCTTGTTCTCTAGACTTAAATTCATTTAACTTAGAGTCATAATGTTTTTTCAAGTCGTCATAGCGTTTCTTGTAGTCTGGTCGCTTGTAAGGTTCGTCCTTTGGAGTCTCCTCTTGAGCTACCTGTTCCACAGGTTCTTCTATGTCTGCTTCCTTTTTTGCTTTGGGCTTTTCGAAAAAAACTCCGTTTGCATCTTGGAAACCTATTTCGTCTTCAGTATGCCATGATTTGTTCATGTTATAAGGATTGGCATTTTCCTCTTGTACTTCTGTAGTCATATTCTTTCTCCTACGGGGGCTTCGTTCACAAGGTAGCTCTATGTCGACTAGAGGGCTTGTATGTAAAGGTAGCCTTTCGGTTTATAAAATGATAGGGTGCTTATGACATAAGGTAGCCCTACCGTTAAGTTTGTTTAGCTTTGGACGTGTCTTCCAGTTCGGTTGTCAAGCATCATTTTAGATTTAATACTTTTAGATATCTCATCTTCATCTAATAATCCTTTTCCACCGTTATCTACAGTAGTTTTCACTACTCTAATATCCTGTTTAGTTGCAGGTTTTTCAACCTCCATCTCAACAGTATCTTCTTCTTCTGGCTCACCACCATTAGCTAAACCTTGTCTATCATCTGCTTTCATTTCTGCATCTTTCATCATCGCCATTAAATTATCAGCTCCGATTTCTTCTACAGCTTTAGCAGTAAAGACAAATTCTCCATCAGATAACCTTGCAGGTATACTGTCAGAGACTCCTGAACCCGGACCTTCAACAGGACCAGACCCAGCAAATTCTTGTGCAACGTCTATGACTTTATCAAATATCATTGATAGTCTGTCGTTGCCTTGTAACGCATCCATTAGAAAATCTTCTTCTTCGTTATCTAATGCTTCGTCTAATATAAAATCTAAATATTCATCTTCCATCTCGTTGTCTGGAAGCATATCTTCTTTAGGTTCGTCCATCATGGGTTCTTCAACCATAGGTTTTTCCATCATGGTCTCATCCATTTTGTTTTCTTCTACAGGCATATCATCTGCTAAAAGAGAACCACCAACAGCAAAAGCACCTCTACCTTCTAATACATCAGCATAAGTAACTTCACCATCTTTGTTTAAATCTGGAAAGCTATCGTCTTTTAATAAACTCTTTTTTTTCATGTTTCCTCTTTTCTATTTGCTGCTTCTTTAACCTGCTCCGGGAGCTGCTCTAAGC